CTGGGTGGGGTGGGCTGGGCGCCTTTGCGATACCCGCTTTCGATGTAGAGGATTTTGCGCAAGATCCACTTGAGAACGCCCAAATTTTACATCGAAAGAATTTCGAAAATGGCCCGCCGTTCGATACTGATGGTTTCGGAATGTCGTTGCTGCCTCAACCTTGTCCAGTAGCACCAGCACCAGCACCAGCACCAGCACCAGCACCAGCACCAGCACCAGCACCAGCACCAGCACCAGCACCAGCACCAGCACCCCAACCGATGGGACCCCCTGCTGCGGTAACTATCACCGTTGACCAAGCCGAGGCGGGCTGGCTGTGGGACTTTGCCAAATCTGATGAAAATTACGTGTCGGTAAATCCGTATGGTGTGGTGTGGTTCAACGAGTTCAAGGAGGGTGCAAAGCCGCGTCGCGCATATGCTGTTGAGGTCAAAGGGGTTACGCGTACACTTGAACAAACCCGCAGCTCCCCACAACTTGCACCGCCTCAAGCCGGCGCGACCGAACACCCTCACGTTTGCAAGATCCGAAAACTTGTAGGTGATTTGGGGAACGGGCAAGCGTGGACACCAGGGTATGCCGAATTCAACAAAGGTGTTGCGAATGGCTTGGAGCTTGCCATTGCAACTATCCAAGGACGTGCACCGAATTATAAGCACACACCGGTTGTGAACCCCGTGGAAACAGAAGCCGATGCAGCACGTGCCATGCATTTGAACCACGGGATCAGTGAGGCCGCTTTGGCGCGTCAGTGCCGCAATGATGTGAAGCTCGATAGACCCGAAGTTTATGACGAGCCCACACCATCAGCGGGCAACCCGCAGCTCGACCAGGCCAAAGAGCACGCGCAGTTTCTACTTAGGGATGACGCGCTGACAATTGTCCAATACATGGCGATCTTCGGCGAGCTTCCTGAATGATCTTACGCACCTGGGCGGCAAGACATGGGGTGCCCCTCGGGGCAGTCCTTGAGCTTGAAACACTAATGGGCGTATCGCACGCGCCCCCGGTTGAAGTTGACGGGCCGCTGGGCAGCGAGGGGCGACAGCAGTCCCTCGTGCTGCTTGAGGCTGCAGACAAGGACATCATGTTATTCCGCAACAACGTCGGCGCCCTGCAGGACAAGACAGGGCGTTACGTGCGCTATGGCCTGGCAAACGAATCCAAAAAGCAGAACGAACAGATAAAGTCAGCCGATCTTATAGGCTGGCAACCCCTGGTGATTCAACAATGGATGGTCGGCTACAAGGTTGCGCAGTTCCTCAGTGTTGAAATGAAAGAGGAGGGTTGGACCTATACCGGCGATGAGCATGAGCAGGCCCAGCAAGCGTGGGCAGAGCTTGTTTTGGCTGGCGGCGGTAGGGCGTTATTTGCAACTGGTCCCGGTAAACTGTAGAGTGCCCGTTACTAACGCTTAGGAGGTTGCGCGATGCAACGCGACACAAAACACGAACTGCTTGTTAAAGGGCACGCGCTGGCCTTGAAACATGGCCTTGGGCATCTGACCAGCTCAGTCATGTCTGAGGCCACCGGCTTTTACAGATTCTCGGTAACCAACCACTTCGGCAGCATCGCTAAGTTTCGGGAGGCCGTCAAAGCGTACGGGGTCCAGAAGGGCACGATGCAGGCCGAAGAGGTTGTGCGGTGTCAACGCTTGTCGCCAGCCGAGCGCAAAAATGAAATTCTTGACGAGGCGTTCAAGCAGGCGTCTTGTTACGGTCTACACCAAGTCACACGTGCCAGCGTGGCCAGCGCCCTGGGTATCAGTGACGGGTTGATCAGCCGTTATTTCGGCACCGTGCTTGGGCTGCGTGACGCGGTGCTGGCCAAGGCTGTAACGGTCAAGAACGCTGACATCATTGCCGATGCCCTTGAACTGCAGATGAACACCCATCACGTTCCGCCGCCCCTGGTGGACGAAGCCCGCAAAATCCTAGCCGCTTAATTGCGGCTTTTTTATTTCTGTTGACAGACCATTAATAGCGGTCTATTGTTTGCGGACTGAAACGTAATTCAAGGGGATGACAATGCAAGACGACGAACGTGAGGCGAACGCAGCTCGGGTCCTTTTTCTGTCCATCGGCAAGCGCGCTGGTTACCTGATTTCTGCCGTTGAGCAGGGTCAGTCAATGGTTGAAGAGCTGGACATTGCGGCCGGCACTTGGGGTTTGCCTGACGCACTTTTTCACGACGGCAGCGATGCGTTCACAGGTTGCGATTGCCCAAACTGCAACAAGTGGCGCAAGAGCAACGCTAATACAACAACCTGCGAGCGCGATGCCGCGTTCCACACCAGGCTTGGCAAGCTCGCAGATGTTGCGTACCGCGAGCGCGACAGCGCCGAGGCTGATGCCGTACAAGCCTTGATTATGAACCACGGGGCAAACCCTTCGGTGATTATGCGGGCCGCAAACAACAAGTGCGTGTTTGCTCGCGCCAGAGTCCAAGACGGTAAGTTGTTCATTCCAGTTGACAAGCCTGTAAGTCTTACAAGCCCGCTGGCTATTCAAATGCTGTTGCACTTCTATGCTGTGCGTGAGCGTTATATCCCTGCACCGGTAAGCACCTGGCCACCAGCACAGCGCGCAATCGTTGAGAGTTTTATGCTCAAAGGTTTGATTCGCGAACAAGACCACGAAGACTACGTTACCACCGATAAGGGTGCGTTGATCGTAGCAACTTTAAAAGCAACAATGGAAGAGGCTATGCGCAATGTTTGAATTAATGATGACTTACTGCTTGGTTGGTCAGCCGTGCGTGAATGAAACCGTGGCCAACTTCCCTCAGTACGACGTGGGTCGCAACATCTGCGAGCTTGCCAAGCCTGGTGTGGAACGCGGTGTTCGCAGTCGCGCACCGGCCAGCACCCGTATCACCTTCGTGTGCCAAGAGGCTGTGGGCTCGGGGCCGGTAGAGTACGAGTATGAAGCCCCCAACCGCGAGCCTGGCATTCTAGAACAGGTTGCACCGCGTCTTCTGCAGGAAGCCGGGAGGTACTTGCGATGAACGAGCCCGAGCCGCCGAAGTGCCAAGGGTGTGGGGAGGAGGTCGAGTTAAACAACTGGCATACGTGCCCATATCAAACTGAAATAAATGATTGCGACATTGAGTGCAATTGCTGTTCTATTTGCGAACAAAGTTGCAGCGATGATATTTAACTAGGAAGAATGACAATGCATAAATTATTTGCTGATCAAGGGCAACTTACGACGCTCAAGGAAATGTTGGCGCGCACCACGCGGGGTATCGAACAGACCCGTGCCAATATCAAGCGCATACAAAGCTACAAGCACGAACCCGGTTCTAAGCTGGCGGCGCGCCAAGTCGAGGCTATCGAGCGCTTGGAAGACATTGTTATGTTTCAAGAACGCGTGATTGCAACTTTAACTGCCATCCTCAAGGGTGTATGACAATGCAACCAACCTTTAAATCCATGCGCCGTGATGGTGCAATTAAACGCGGTGAGGCGAACAGCGTTCGCTTGGAAGACTTCAACGAAGAGCCAGGTTTTAACGAGCTGGCGCGGGACTACGACGCCGACGATGAGCTGGCCATTGAAGAGCTTGCGGCGTTCATCCTGGCTGGCGGCACCTATCCGCCGCTTGAGGTCCGCCCGCGTGCTGAGGGTGGCGTCTGGATCGTTGACGGGCATTTGCGCTGCCGTGCACTGCGGCTGCTCGATACCCGTGGTCAACTGGAACGCACCCCGAATAAGGACAACCCCAAGGTGTTGGAAGCTTGGGTCAACGTCACACCGTTCACCGGCAACGATGCCGAGCGAGTGTTGCGGCTCGACACCAGCTCGCGCCGCAAAGACATTGGTGACCTGGCGCGCGGGCGGATCTATACGAGGTTGCTGGCGCTCAACTGGACGCCGCAGCAGATTGCCACGCGTACCGGTAAGCCACTCCCGACCATTCAACGCATCCTTACCCTAGCCAGCGGCAACACCGACGTGCACCAGATGGTCAAGGCTGGTGAGGTAAAGCCCACCATCGCCGCGCAGGCGGTCAAGACTCACGGCGACAAAGCCGGGGCAGTGCTGGGTGCTGCTCTGGTCGAGGCCAAGGCCATCGGCAAGAAGCGGGTAACCAATGCGGTGTTGAAGCCGAAACGCATCCCCGAGGCGCTGGTAGAGCGGTTGATTAAACAGGCAACAGTGATGGCTGACCATATCCGCACTCACGATGGATACGGTGACTGCGAGCACGAGCTTGACGCTTTCGCCGCTCTGCTAGATGAAATCAACCAGGTGCGCAAACCATGACCAATAAAACAATCACCCTGCCACGGGAGCTGGTAGATACTGCCGTGAACGGATACGTCCAAGAGCAAGGTCACGCCTTGAATAAAATCCGTGAGTTACTGGCGTCTAAGCATGTCGTGTGCAGCGCCGCCCTCGCTGAACCTGTGCCGCCTACTTACGATGATGACCGGCATCTTTCTGTTCTTGCACTGCACGACGTAATGCATGCGGTACCGTCCAGTTCGCTCTATTCGCTTGCAGAGGCCGTCCTTGATGCAGGATATATGAAAGCCTCTGACGAAATCACCCGGCTACAGACTGAGGTGGAACGGTTAAAAGCTCGTGACCTGGGCGTGAAGCTAGAGGTCTTCGAATCCGTCTGTAACGAACGTGACGCCCTGCAATCCGAACTGACCAAGGCGCGGGATGCTCTCCTGAAAATACTGCATGCCTCCGAATGGACTCGCGACGATGCCCACTACCGGGAAGTTGCGCAGACCTTGGCAGGCAATGCCACCAACCAATCCGCGCCAGCCGAAAAGTACACATGGCGTCTTTGCAGCGATGGTGACTTGCCGGGTGAGGGCGTTGAGTGCCTGATTGTTGCAAACGGCGTTGTGCGCATCGGTGCTCGCTTTTGGGATGAGCCAGGGCCTGAGGACACCTATCAGTCCTATATGTACTGGGATGATCCCGACACCCAACACGGCGGGTGGGAGCCAGACGACGTTACGCACTGGATGCCAGCCAACTGGCCGGCACTGCCAGAATGATCACCTATTACTTGTTTCTCACCGCTGTTGTGTTGCACCTTTTTATGTGACCCCGAACCCCTCCTAACCCGAGGGGTTTTTGTTGTCCGACGAACGGTCTTGACGACCGTAAGTAACGTTCTACTCTCTAAGTTACCAGCAATCCCGCTGGGGTTATTTTGGGAGCTATGACAATGCGCACCCTAGAACTAGCAACAGTGTTCAACCGTATCAACAAGGCCCACGGCACGCTTGAGTCGACAGCCGCACAAATCCTAGAGGTTGTAAGGCTTAACGACGCAAACTCTTTGGACAAGTTTAACGCGCTGGTGGCCACGGCTTACGATGCCAACGGATGGTCAAGCCGACAAGGGCGTCCGCGTCCTGGCGATGTGTCGGCACCGCACGCCGTACAGGTCTATGTGTCAACGCTGCGCAGGGCGTACCGGATGGGGATCAAGGTACTTAAACTCAACAGCATGGAAGAGGTGCGCCGGGAGATTCGCAAGAACACACGTGGCGATCAGCCTGAGCCACCACCAGAGTTGAAGGGTGTACAGGTCGCCGCTACTGGTGCGCTCAACGGTGCACTGTGGCATGACGTGCTTGTGGTTTGGGAGCATATCCCGCCAGAAGAACAGCAAAGCCTTGAGGCCTCGGTACGCCGGCTGTTTGAAAAATACGTGAAGAAAACACCACCCGCGTTACGCCTGGTCGCCTGACCTCACGAACCCCACCAATTGGTGGGGTTTTTATTTGTTGACAGTCCGTTAATAGCGGTCTATCTTTCGCCTACCAACACGAACAACGGAGCAAGACGAAATGAACACTTTCGAAATGTACAAAGGCGTGAAGATTACCAAATCCTTGAAAGGCGAAGTATTTTGCGGATCATTCCCCGACGGTAGTTGGTTTGGCTGGGCAAGTCTTCATGACGTTAAGCGGCGGATTGACGTAAAAATGCCCGACTATGTAGAACCAGACGATATTGACGCAATTTTTGCGTGCATGTGCGACGAGTAACCAACCCCGCCCACCTCAAGCCCCTTAATTGGGGCTTTGCCAGTACCAACAAGAGGGCTTTGAAATGCAAATTCACAAGTCAGTAAACGAAACAGATGAAGAGTTCCGCGCACGTGCGTTCCGCTGGAACCGTTTGGTAGGCGAAGCGTTCGCCCGTCGTCAGGCGCGCTATACGTGCGACTGTCAAATCTGCGAGCGTTGCGTTTCTCCAGAAAAGCCCCGGCCGTTCATTGCTATTGGTGCATATCCGGTTGATCGCGCCGTGCTGCGCACCACCGGCATGTTGCCCGATGCCCCAGGCCCATTGCATGGTGTGAGCCGTGTTCGTGCTTGCTGGTACGGCGCGGGTCTGGTGTTCGGCGGGGTGTGCATCGCCATGGCAGTATTCGGGATGGGGCAATAAACTGCCATGGCTGTTAAGAAGACCAACGCGGACTATAAGCGCGAGCAGTACGCCCGCAAGAAAGAAGCCGCTGAAAAGCTGGGCGTTGTCGACCGCGTGTTGCCATTGCCGGCCAGTATCAGCGATAAGCTGGACGACCTGTGCAAGCGTCACGACTACACGGACTGGCGGGAACTGGTGATCAACATGATTCGGGTTTGCCACGCTGGGGCGGATGCGCTGGCGGTGATCCCAAAGAGCGGTTTTGTGCCGAGCGAGAAGCAGTTGCGCAAGGCCGGCAAAACCCCAACCTGCTCAATTTGCCGCGACCTGGGTGAGTTGTGCACTGAGTGCGAAGAGGGCTATGAGTGATGCGCAAATTAGTAACCTACGTTAACGGTGTCGGCTATCGGGAAGTCAAGCCAGAACAAGCGTATAGGCCTGCGGACCCGGCTCTAGCAATGGGTAGGCTTTTGGCATTGCTGCGTGAGCGAGGAATTATCGACCACGATAGTGCTACCGACATTTGCAAAAATTTTGATGTTGAAGAGGAGATTGAGTGATGAAAGGCAAGTTTGACTATTTCACCAACGTGGAAGCCGAACGCCGTCTACTGGTTAACAAATTCTGGTTTGGTCAGAAACGCAGCCGCGCGAAAGTAACCGGTGCAAAAGCTGCACACCTCGACAAACTCTATCGCTACGTGCTTAGGAGCCGTTGAAATGAGAAAGGTAAAACATTGGCTGCATATCCTGCTGACGATCCTGACAAGCGGCTTGTGGCTGCCGGTCTATGTGATCCTGCTGGCAACAACCGAAATGTTCAACCGTGGCTATCGTGAGGGCAAAGCGGCTGGGCGGGTACAGCGTCAGAACGAGATTGACGAAGAGCGGGCGCACGAGAAAGTGCGTGCAAAACAGGCCGCTTGGAATGAGTTACAAGATCGCATCAACTCTAACCCAACCACTACGATTGTAGGTTTTGATGGCGGGTATGCGGGAACCGCCTGCAAGCGCACCAAGGCAGTACGTCATGCAGAGCTACACGAACGTGTGCGCACCGTAGGGCTAGATAACGAAGAGCGCGCAGAGTACGCGCAGCTACGGCAGGAGTTAGGACAATGAGCATCGGAACCGTGACCAAATTGACCAGCGCCGCCAGCCTTGAAGGGTTGGACCCGAAACTAGCGTTGATGGCCCGCGCTGCCCTGGGCGCCGGCTACAAAGTTGAAAACCGCTGCTTGCGTTTTCAGGACATGTTGTTTGTTGATGATAAGCACTTTCACCCGCTGACCAACTGGCAGCAGTGCGTGCGGCTGATCGTTGATACATCCTCATCGTTCCACATCTACCCTCGCGGGGACGTACATGTTGAGGATAATTTAGAAAACGGCGGCTATATCGATGAGCGCAGGCGCCCCGTTACCGACACCGAATACCGGAATCAAATGTGTGAGGCGGTGGTTGTCAATATCGCCAAGGCTTGCCCATTTTGACAAAGGCCTACCGCGATGGCGTGAACGCTAGATTGCGGGGCGCCTCAAAACCCACAAACCCTAACCCGTACATGAGCGCCCAATGGGCCTGGTGGTTGGCGGGTTGGAACGACACGGACATTGACAATGGAAAGAACACCAAGCAACACCCGTGAGCAGTGCGCTTTTGACTCGGGGAAGTTTAAGCGCCGTATGCTGACAGGCAGCGGTCGAGTTGACCACGATGAGGCGAGCTGGAGAAAGATGCGCGATCAACGCAACCCGCACAAGAAGGGTTCGCCTGAACATCAATTTTGGAACGAGGGGTTCGACAGCGTATGACTCAAACACGTTGGTATCACTGCGGAGCCAACCAGCGCCGTGACGGGAAGCCCTGCACACCGGCACCAGCCTGCAAGGAATGGGAGCGCCGCCAGTGGCAAGCAGGTTGGAACGATAAAGACAAAGCACTAGTTGACAGCACCCCACCACCTGCGTAAAGTCGCCCGTGCATTGTCATTGCTCGTGCTGTTCCAAGCCCCGGTTGCCTCCCCAGCGCCGGGGCTTTTCTTTGTGCTATAGTAAACGAGTAGACGTTTTCAGTGAGCAGCACCAAAGCCCCGCAGGCTTCCAACCTCGGGGCTTTTCTTTGCCCGTCATTTGTGTTCTAGTGATGACTATCCCACAACCCTGCAAGGACACACGCACTATGAAAATCTTTCGTTCTATCGGTATGGCTCTAGCCCTGGCATGCGTTACGGTGCTCGGCGCGTGCTCACTGGTCGTTCACCCAATCCTGCGTTTCTTGGCCGATGTATGCGACCGCGCCGCCTGTGGTATTGAGCGGCTCGATTTGGAACTCGCGCAGAAGTTCGCCGAAAAGGGTGTGCTCGGTGATAAGGTGCGATCCGGCATGCGGCGCGAGTCACACGGTTTCCGCCAAAGCTCCGTCGCTGACACCTACGAAGCCCCGGCGCTGGGCTAAACTTTCCTGCGTCTCAAAAAGCCCTGCCATTGTGCGGGGCTTTTTGTTGGGCGTCATTTGTGTTCTACTCACACCCGCCAAGTTCAAATCAATCAGTAGAAAGCCGGGAACACACTGGGCGGGGGTACTGACCTCCGTGAGCTTGGCAGCCATCCAGTGTGTTCCCGGCTTTCTCGTTAATAAGGCAAATGACAATGCTCGCAACAGCTTTGGCGGGAATGACCGCCGTGAATCAATGGTTCGTGTGGCGCCTCGCCCCCGATCCGAAAAAGCCGGGGAAATACCTAAAGGTGCCTGCGCACCCTGACGGACGAATTGAGTTTGATGAGAACGGAAAGCTTAAGGGGCCTGACGTTCAAAAGCCGTACGCGTGGTCATCATTTGAGGTGGCCACGCGTCAGTTGGCGCAGCACTTTGGGAGGCTCGACGGTTATGTCTATACGCTTGGTTTCATGGTTACTGCTGATTGCGGCTACTGGTTCCTGGACGTTGACTCTTGCGTTGGTCCTGATGGTCAGCTCTCAACCTGGGCAAACTGGTTCTACCAAAGCCTGCCTGGCGCCTTCTTTGAGTACAGTTCTAGCGGCAAGGGCGTCCACTTTATAGGGCGAGGCTCGCCGCCACCTGGCCACCGAACCCGACCAACCGCAGCATGGCTTGCTGAGCATCCAGGCAATGACCTTGAGTTCTACACCAGCGGCCGGGGCATTGCGTTCGGGTTGAGCGGGCAGGCTTGGGGATCTGCAGACACGCACCTTGGAGCACAAGCGCAATTCATCGTCGACAACATTTTTAAAGGTGAGCAGTCGGTTGCCGTGCTGGCCGGCGAAGGCCCGCGCGCAGATTGGAATGGGCCAACCGATGACAATGAGCTGATCCGCCGCGCAATGCAGTCGCGCAGTGCCGGTGCCATGTTCGGCGGCAAGGCCACCTTTGCTGACCTGTGGACCTGCAACGTTCCGGTGCTCGCGCAGTGCTACCCGGATGAGGGGCGCAGCGATGGTTTGCCGTACGGCGGCACCGAGGTTGATTTCGCGCTGGCTTCCCACCTGGCCTTTTGGACGGGCTGTGATGCCGAGCGAATGGTTAGGCTGATGTGGCAGTCAAAGTTGGTGCGCGAGAAATGGACCACTCACCGTACCTACCTGGCAGAGCTGACGGTTGACCGTGCCTGTAAGCAGACGCGCAACGTGTGCCAGGACAAGGAGACCGTGGCCAAGTTGGATGCCACTGTGAGCCTGGTGGCGGCTGTGAGCCGGCAAGAGTATTTTGACCTCATCATGGGCAGCAACGACGACGCAGAGCTGCGCAATGAGGTGCTACCGAAAATTGCTGCAGACCGTGCGATCGCACCGCTTGATCGAGACTGGCTTGCCGCTGCGATAAAGAAGCGCATGACTGACTGGGGCTTCCCGGTGAGCATTAGTGACTGTAAGGCCATGGTGCGCTTGCAGGTGGTTGAGGATGAAGACGGCGGCATTATCCCCGAGTGGGCCAACCGGCACGTGTACGTGATGGCAACCGACTGTTTCTTTGACCTCATCACAGCCACCACAATGAGCCGCACCGCATTTAATGCCCAGTATGAACGGATGATGCCGCAGAAGGCCAACGGCGACCGTGAGGATGCAGCTAAGTGGTGCCTGCAGCGTTGGAACACCGCGACCGTTGGCGACACGATGTACCTGCCTGGTAAGGAGCCGATTTTTAATCACGAGGGGCGTTGGTACGCCAACCTGTACAGCCCGAGCACCGTGCCCGAAATCGCCCTCGGTTACACGCAGGGCGGGATTGATGCGATCCAAGCCTTTCTGCGCCACCTGCAGGTGCTATGCGGCAACCGTACCGAGGTGTATTTGAACCTGCTGGATTGGATGGCGTGGTGTGCGCAGAACCCCGGCAAGAAATGCCGCTACGCGCCGATCATCAAGGGTATGCCCGGTGACGGAAAGTCGCTCATCATCAACGTAATGCAAGCGGTCATGGGATTTGCGAACGCAACCAGCGTGGGCGCCAAGTTGGTCTGCTCTGATTTCGGCGACTGGCAAGAGGGTTCCTGCGTCACGGCGTTTGAGGAACTGATGATTACCGGCGCCAAGCGCTATGCCGTGGCCAACGCGATCAAAGAGCCGATCACCAACAACACACTCAAGATCAACCGCAAGGGTCGGCCTGCTGGTGCGTCTATTATCAACGTGACCAACTACATCGCCTTCACAAACTTTGTGGACGCGGTGCCGCTTGAGGACAATGACCGCCGCTGGTGGGTGATCTTTTCACCTTTCAGCTCACTGAGTGGTCTTGCTGCTGCGTTGAGTCTGACTGAGGAAGGGTTGGGTAAGCACTACGATCAAATTTTCGACAGCCTCAAGGATGCACGGCGGGGCGAGTGGCGCAAGTTCCTCATTGAGTACACCGTGACCGCAAATTTCAAACCAAACAGCAAAGCACCGCACACGGATGAGAAAGGTGAAATGCAAGCGGGCGGGGAAGACGTTCACGAGGCCGTGGCGCGTCAATGTGTTGAAACTGGGGCCATCGGTGTGGGGCAGTTCGTTTTAAGCTCCAGCGCGCTAACAGCGGCTATGAGGACCATATGCGTACAGGACGGTATCGACGTTCCTAAAACCTCAGCCCTTAACCACGTGTTGACGCGGATGGGGTTCTCGCCGAAAGGTTTTGTGAAGTGGGATGGGAAGTCGCACCGTGTTTGGTGGAAGCGGGGCAGCGTCGCCAACGATGACAACGAAACACTGCGATCAATGCTTGAACTTACCAAGATTCAGCATTTTGAAAAATTGATCAAAAATTGATCAGGTCACAAGGTCACAAGGGGGTCACTAGATTTTTGACCACTTGTGACCCGCTGGATGCCCCGGTTTATAAGGGTTTACTACTCTTTAGGTCACAAGTCTCAAGATAAAAAGATTTTGCCATGGAAATTGAACGTATGAATTCGTATAGGTGGTCATCATTATCTGTGTGTCGTATGTTCCGTATTTATGTGTATTTAGATTTTTTCCACTTGTGACCTGAGACCTTTTTGTTGGAAGCCCCGGTTTATAAGGGCTGTAGAGGTCACCAGCTTGTGACCTAGGCTTGTGACCTTTCTTGAATTTGGAGGTGAGAATATGAAAAAGCGTAAAATATCGAAAGCTGAGGCTGAATTTGCCCGAAAATACGTTGAGTGTGGCAAACCTGGTGAATCTTATAAATTTGCGTACGACGTGAAAGGTCTCACCAATTCGCAAATTTCGTCCAAAGGTTACGGTGTTAAGAACCGCAAGCAAGTCAAAGAGCTGATTGAGAGCCTGCAAAAAAAGGTGAGCAAGGACGCTGAATTTGGAATTACCCAAATTTTGGAAATCTGGCAGGACATCGCAACTGCTGATCCTAACGAGCTGAGCAGCAATTTGCGTCGTTGCTGCCGGCACTGCTATGGCCGTGGTCATCATTACCAGTGGAAGGACAAGGCTGAATTTGCGTACGTGCTCGGCCAGGCGTTGAAGTCCAAACCTGCGAAGGGTGAAAAGCCCCAGCCGCTGCCGAGCGATGAGGGTGGGTACGGTTTCAACTTCACGTTCCGCCCGCACCCTGAGTGCACCGAGTGCCGAGGTGAGGGCCACCTTGATACGTTCTTTGCCGATACCCGCACGCTGAGCCGCAAAGGGCGCCGGTTGTTCGCTGGCATCAAGCAGACGCAGAACGGCATGCAGGTCATGACACGCGATCAGGATGCAGCGCTTGCCAACCTGGCCAAGTTCTACGGTATGACACCTGACAACCTGCGCGTAACTGGCGCTAACGGTGAGCCGTTATTAACTGCTACACTACCGCTGCCGGCTGATCCGGTAGAAGCCGCAAACCTGTACGCGGAATTCATCAAGAAGAATGCAAGGGGATGACAATGCCATTTACACCAGATTCGTTGCGTGCTCCGGTTGTGACGCACTACCTTAAAATTCATCAGCAGCCGTACGACGATCTGACACAGGGTGTAAAAACCTGTGAGGTTCGCCGCTGTGATGATCGTGATTTCAATGTTGGTGATTTGGTTGAGCTGCATGTTGTTTACGCTGACGGCTCAGACGCGCGCCCAAGTAAAAGCGTGATCCGCGAAATTACCCATATTCAAAAAGGCTACGGGTTGCCCGAAGGATTGTGCGTTTTGAGTTACGCGCCAATTACAACCAACGCGGTGCGTGAGATTGCAACCATCACCAAAGAACGCGACGCCCTGCGCAACACGCTGGTTGCCCTGGCGCCTGACCTCAAAGTCATGGCGATCCTGTATCAGCAGCAAGGGCAATCGCAACGCGCTCAAGCGCTGATGGCAATTCGCGAATCTTTGGGGTTGGGAGAATGAGCGCTCTATTGGAAGCGGCACTTGCGATCGCACGGCATTGTGAACTTGCTGACGTTGAGCGCGGAGGCCCAGCCAACGAAACCTATATCAGCCCAATGACCAACAAGGTTGAGCAGAACAGCACGTTCATTCCGGTAAAGCTGCTCAACGCGTTGCGCGAAGCTGCTAAGGAATCGCCGCATTATAAAGACCCTCAGAAAGAGCGCCGTGAGCGTGAAGAGCTTGAGGGTTATCGCTGGGATCGAAATCCAGGGCAGGGGTGCTTGTGATGAAAAAGCCAGTCATCAGCTTTCGCACCGAAACCGAGCAGCGTGCAGCGCTTGACAGCCTGTGCGTTGCAACTGGCAAAGACGGCACCTTTCATATGCGCCAAGCCTTGGAGCAGTACCTTGAACTTGAACACCTGAAAGCGTTGCATGCATCGGTCAAGGTTCCAAATCTGTGCGGCTGCTGCGGTGCAAACCTTGACTATCACCAGTGCTTTTGCAAAGGGTTGAAACCATGAAGCCTCTAACGTTCTGTAAGGGTTGCGGCGTGAACATTGAGTTTTATCAATGCGTGTGCGTTGAGGAAACGAAATACCCAAGCGAACAAAGAACCGTGGAAATCTCAAGCAGTGCTGACGGTTACCCGCAGCTCACTGTGCGCGGTGAACGCTGCGAGCTTAGGGAGAACTGCCGGTGCAAGGTGGGCGATGAGCCTGGTTGCTGGAACTGGCCAGAATGAACGCTGACGTTAACCAAACCCCATGGGATGAGTGGTGGTCGCAGCTTCTGGAAATCGCCCGCCGCAACGGCAACAATCCTGGGATGCCTGAAACCTGGCAGCGTGATAACTGGTCGCGCAACCAGACCCCACAAGAGGCGCATGACGCCGAGTACGACAAGGACAACTGGCGATGATCGAACTCACAACTGCATATCGACGCAAAGCTTTTTGCGAGGGTTACAACTCAGCACCCGGCAGTCACTGCAAGCACCGCCGCAATAACGTCGCTTGGAAGTGTTGGATGCAAGGGCGATGGGAGGCAGGGAGCGGCAAACCGCTGAGTGATAACCTGGTCAAGTCATTTGGCGGTAAGGGCAACTGATGGATTGGAAGAACCCCGACTACCGGGGGATTTTGCAAGAGCGCCTGGACAACCTGGCCAACATCCGCAAGAACCCCCAAATCCTCCCCGCGCTCAAGATGCACTATCGCGAGAATCCGACCGACTTTATCAACGACTGGGGCGTTACTTACGACCCACGTTTGATTGAGCGCGGTATGTCGCCCATCGTCCCAATGATCCTGTTCCCCAAGCAGCAAGATTTCATCGCCTGGGTGCTTGAGCGTTGGGCGTGCGGTGAGTCCGGGGTTGCGCCCAAGTCTCGAGACATGGGCCTATCGGTGGTCTGTCAGCAGCTCGCCGCAACCCTGTGCCTGTTCCGCAACAACATGAACATAGGGTTCGGCTCGCGCAAGGAAGACTTGGTTGACCGCGTGGGCGACCCTGACACCCTCTTCTATAAAGGGCGCCAGTTCCTTGAGCTGCTGCCGGTCGAGTTTCGCGGCGGGTTCGATCCCTCGAACAAAGATCACAGCAGCCACCTGAAAATCTACATCCCTGAAACGAAAAGCATCATCAAGGGTGAGGCAGGTGACAACATCGGCCGGGGTGGGCGGACCGCGCTGTACTTCGATGATGAGTCGGCCTTTCAGCCACGGCCGCTGAAAATTGACGCATCGTTGTCCAACACCACCAACTGCCGAATCTCGGTGAGTTCTGCCAACGGCACCGACAACCCGTTTGCCGACAAGGTGCAGAACTGGCCAGCACACCGCGTCTTCTGGTTTCACTGGCGCGATGACCCTCGCAAGGATGACGCGTGGTACAAGAAGAAATGCGAGGACATCGACAATCCCCTCATCGTTGCCCAGGAAATCGACCTCAACTTCAAAGCCTCGAAAGCTGGCATCCTCATCCCAAGCGATTGGGTGCAGGCTGCAGTCAACGCTCACGTCAAGCTTGGGATTACGCCAAGCGGTATCAGGCGCGGCGCCCTGGACGTTGCTGACGAAGGTATCGACCTCAACGCGTTTGGCTGGCGACATGGCGTGGTCATGCAAGGCGTTGAAGCCTGGTCGGGTAAAGGTTCGGACACGTTTGCCACGACAGCAAAGGCTTTTGGTCTTGCCGACGCAAACCTTATTGATGAGTGGGATTTCGACAGTGACGGCCTTGGCGTCAGCGTGCGCGGTGACGCTCGGGTGCTCAACGAGCAACGCGGCAAGCACGTTCAAAAGGTGCTGCCGTTCCGTGGCTCGGGCGAGGTGATCGAAAAGGACAAAGAAATAATCAAAGGTGAGGGTGGGCGCAAAGGTCGGACCAACGAGGACTTCTTTGCGAACCGCAAGGCTCAAGAGTGGTGGCGCCTGATGACCCGATTCAAGATGACCTATCGCGCCGTGGTCGAGGGCATGCCGTACGACCCTGACGAAATTATCAGCCTTGACAGTGAGCTGATGGAAAAGAAAGCCTTCAACAAATTGTGCCAGGAACTCAGTCAACCAACATGGTCGCAGAACGGGAGTGGTAAGATCCTGATAGACAAGGCGCCAGATGGCACACGTTCACCGAACTATGCTGACGCCTGTATGATTCTGTTCTCCAAGCGCGCACGCCGCTCCGGCTTCTAAGAGGGTTCACCATGTTTAAAAGTTTCTTCAACTGGTTGTTGGGGCCGAAGGGTGACCCTGTTACGGTGATGGCGCCAGATGAGCAGCCTCGACGCTCGGGCATGTTCTCTACGGATGTTGCCGAAGCAACCCCGCCAAGCGAGCGGGTCAGCGTAAGCGACCGAATCCGCAACCTGCTTAGGATCGCACCACGCGCCCAGGCTGCTGACACCGCAGCACAAGACCATCTTGACAGCGCCGAGGGTGCAAACGGATTCATCAAACAAGGGTATGGCGTGGGTATCAGCGAAGACGGGGCAATGCCTGCGATCGTTGATTGGTTCCTGAGCCAAACGTTCATTGGTCACCAGTTGGCCGGCATGCTCGCGCAGCACTGGTTGATTGATAAGTGCTGCTTGATCCCGGCACGCGACGCGGTGCGGCACGGGTTTGACATCCATGCCCCGGACGGCGGTGACCTTGAAGCGCCCGATGTGCTCAATATGATGAAGCGCATCGACAAGCGGTTTAAGCTGCACAAGAACCTTGTTGAAATGATCTACAAGGGTAAGATTTTCGGCATCCGCATTGCGTTCTTTCAAATCGAAAGCACTGATCCTCAGTTCTATGAACTGCCGTTCAACATCGACAGCGTGACGCCTGGCAGCTACAAGGGGATTGTGCAGGTTGACCCGTACTGGTGCATTCCAGAACTCGACCAGGCGGGTAGCTCCAACCCGGCGTCGATGCACTTCTATGAGCCCAAGTACTGGGTGATCAACGGGAAGCGCTACCACCGCTCCCATCTGATCATCTATCGTGAGGGTGATGTTATTGACATCCTCAAGCCTTCCTATTTGTACGGCGGTATCCCCGTCCCGCAGAAAATTTTCGAGCGGGTCTATGCGTCTGAACGCACTGCCAACGAGGCGCCGCAACTAGCGCTCACCAAGCGCACCATGATCTTGCAAACCGAGCTTGACGAAGGCATTGCCCTTGGCCCTCGCTACGGTGCGCGCCTCGCCGAGCAATCGGAGCTGCAGAACAATTACGCGATCAAGCTTGGCGACTTGGAAGACAAATACACCCAGTTTGACACAGCGCTCACCGACCTTGATGCGGTGATCATGACGAACTATCAGCTCTGCGCGTCGATTGCCAACGTGCCAGGTACAAAGCTGTTGATGACGCAGCCAAAGGGCTTCAACGCGACCGGCGAGTACGACGAAGCCAGCTACCACGAAGAGCTTGAATCGATCCAGGCGGGCGCACCGACTGAGCTGGTTGAACGCCATCACGAACTTGTGATGGTCAGCGCCATCTTGCCCTACATGCGCAAGAAGGACGTGGCTTGGGAGCCCCTGCAAACCGTCATCAGTTGGGCACCGCTCGACAGCCCGACCGCCAAAGAGTACGCCGAAATCAACTTGATCAAATCTCAAACGGACAACCAGCTTGTACAGGCCGGCGCGATTGATGGGTACGACGCCCGCGACCGCATCCGCGCCGACAAAGACAGCGGGTATACCGGGATCGCCGAGGCTCTGCGCCCTGATGAGAACGGCGACGGTGAACCTGACGCGGCGAAGGTTGGGCAACCTCCTGCACCAGCACAGCCAGGTTTTGACGCGGGCATCAATGAGCCGCAGCTCATCACCAACCAACTACGCCTAGACCCGTTGATTGTTGAGGGTAAGCGCGGCGCCAAGGATTATCAGGTGCAAGTGTCCCCCGTGATCATGGACGTTGTGACCGGCAAGCAGTACCGCGTGGTCATCGACGGGCATCATTCGCTTGAGGCTGCCAGGTTGGACGGTGTGCCGCCTGAGCTGGTTGAAGGCGGTTACGGCGAATCGGACTACTTCGATGCTGATAGTGGTTCGCCGCTGTGACCAAGAAGAAAGTGCGCCTTGTGCGTCGGCCTGCCCCTGGCACCGAAACTAAGCGCGCGCTTACCCTTAAGCCTTCGGTGAGTGTTGGCGCCGCCTATGCGCGCGACCTGATGGCGCTCACCGATGAGGTGTACGCCGAAGCCGCTAAGGCAGTTTTAGCAGAGTTCAAAGAAACTGCCGCAGCAGATGCCGCACAAGACTTCTGGTCCCGGTTGGCCGAACGGTTGGCATCCAAGTTTGCATCCAAGGCCAGTGTGTTGGCCACGGGGTTTCTTACCCGCGTTGAACGTAACGCAACCACCAATCTTGAACGGTCTTTGAAATCAACGAGCGCCGACTTGACGCTCAACATGAAAAACACCCCGGCAGTCACCAAGGACATAAAGAAGCGTATTGGGGAAAACGTAGACCTGATTAAACGTATACCTGCCGAGTTTTTGGACAAGGTGAAAAAGGACGTAAATGATTCGTTGAGCAAAGGCAACGGCCTGGCGGATCTGCAAACCAAAATGGAAGAGCGGTATGGTGAGGCAAAGCGGCACGCGCAGCTTGTAGCACTGGACCAGACGCGCAAGGCGTATACCGCCATCAATACCGCCAAGATGCGGCAGAACGGAATCACCAAATTTGAGTGGGTACATAGCGGTGGGAGTCAAGAGCCGCGCCCATATCATCTACACTCGCCAGCGCAAGGGGGTTTGAACGGTGGGATATTCGACATCAACGACCCTCCCGTCATCGACAAGAAAACGGGCGAACGCGGGTTGCCTGGTGACGATTACAATTGCAGGTGTACAATGCGGCCAATTGTAACTTTTGACGATGATGAGGCCGAGGAATGACGCACCGCATTGAAGATTTCAACGGGTGGTTCGAAGTTGCGCGCAACCCGATCAGCAAGGCGGGCGTGTTCCCCTACCTGGGTTCAAGCCTGGGTGAAGAAATCATCAAGGAACAAAACCTAGATCCTGACAAGGTTTACATGGTGTTGCGTCCGCCCGAAGAACTGGCAAAACCTGACTTTCTTTTTAGCTGCTCGCTGCTGCCGTGGATCAATGACCATGAAATGCTGGGCAACGATGAAACCGGCTACACTCGACCAGAAGAAAAAGGGATTGGTGGCGTAACCGGCGAGCAAGTTGTATTTGATGAAACCGACGATACGGTCTATTCAAACATCAAGTTGTTTTCCGAAGCTCACAAAAACGAAGTTGCAAACGGCAAAACCCCCTTGTCTTTGGGTTACCGGTGCGCGTACAAATGGGCGCCAGGTGAGTACAAAGGTGAGAAATATGATTTAATACAAATGAACCTGCGCGGCAATCACCTGGCGTCAGTTGATGACGGGCGGATGGGGCCTACTGTTGCAGTTCTCGACCACAACGATATCAAAGGTGAATCCCCGATGGACGAACTCATCAAGCTCATGGCTGCGGTCATGGCGAAACTGCAAGAAATGAAAGACGCCAATCCCGCCGAGCCTGCCAAGGTTGAGGTCGAGGACGAAGACGACGCAACCAAGTCGGCCGACGACACCAAGGCCGCTGACGCTGCCGATGATGTCAAAGCGACCGACACCGACGACACCAAGGCCGCTGACGCTGATGAAGACACCAAGGCCGCTGACGCTGCCGATGATGTCAAAGCGACCGACACCGACGACACCAAGGCGGTCACCGTTGAAGCAATGGACGCTGCCGTTGAGTCCCGAGTAATGAAACAGTTCCAGGCCATTCAGCGCGGCCAGGCTCTTGCGGCCAAACTGAAACCGCACGTTGGCGTGTTCGACCACTCCAACAAGACCGAAGCCGAGATTGCCGCTTACGGCGTCAAGAAGCTTGGTCTTGCCGTCGACAAGGGTTTGGAAATCCCAACCCTCAAAGGCTACCTCGCTGCGAAGGGTGACCCGAGCAAAGAGCAAACTACCCGCAACGGAACCCACGCGATGGACGCCGCAGACGGCAAGCCTTCGCTGATGGACAAAAAACTGGCTGATCGGAGCAAAGCATAATGTTTCAGCAAACTGTGAATCGTGACATCGGCGCAGGCATTCCCGGCGAGCTGGCATTTGACGGCCCGCTGCGCGCAACGCCTGGCATCATCGACCCTGCGGCCACTGCGGCCAACTGTGTACTCGGTCGCTACTTCACCAAGAACCGCGATACCGCGCTGTACGGCCCTGGCGGCGACACTGCAGGTAACGTTGACTTGCACTTTGGCGGTATCGCTATCACCCCAAAAGAGCTGATCAACTACGGCACCGTTGCCGGTGGCCCACTGGCCCCAAGCCTGCTGATGAAGCCAGGCAGCCAGGCGACTTTCGTCGAAATGGGCATGGTGTGGGTGAGCGTTGCTGCGCCGGCTCAAATCAGTGACAAAGTGATTTACACCATCGCAACCGGTGTGATTGCAACCGTTCCTGCTGAAACTGCGGTGCCTGCACTCAGTTTGGCGGTCCCTAACGCAGAGGTTTACCGCGTGGGCACCGACCTGGCTGGCGGCGACGTCATCTGCATCAAACTGACCAACTAAGGACATCGCGAACATGGCACACCTGCAGCCTAGCCGCATCCGCAATACCACTCACGCGCGCCATGTTGGCGTGATCAATATCACCGCCGACGATATCCGGGATTCCGGGATTCGTGGCCTTGGCCTGGACCGCATCGGTGTCGATTTGACCGAGGCGGATTTCCGCCGTATGGCCTTCGCGATGGACGCCAACTTGGTGACCACGCCAAGCGCTGCGACGTTGCTGCAGTTCACCCAAGCGTGGCTCCCTGGCACCATTCGCATTCTCACCGCAGCTCGTAAAATCGACGATCTGTTGGGTGAGCGTGTGGTCGGTTCATGGGAAATGGGCAGCGTTGTTCAAAAGGTCATGGAGTCGGTGGGCGCTGCCCAACCGTACAGCGACCACGGCAACGTTCCGTTCTCCAGCTACAACGCCACGTATGAAGAGCGCGACATTGTGCGCTTCGAACAGGGCTTCCAAGTTGGTGCTTTGGAAGATGCTCGCGCCGCGCTGATGAAGGACAACGCGGCCGGCGAAAAACGTGACGCGGTAATGTTGGCGCTGGAAATCTCGCGTAACCGCCTGGGCTTCTACGGTTACAACAACGGCAGCAACCGCACCTATGGGTTCCTCAACGACCCTGGCCTGCTGCCATACGTCACCGTACCTGCCGGTGCTGGCGGTTCCACCAAATGGATGGACAAAACTTTCCTCGAAATCGTGCGCGATCTGCGCACCGCTGCGGCTGCCCTGCGTACCCGTTCCGGTGGCAACATCGACCCGAAGAAAACCCCAATCACCCTGGCAACCGGCACCAGCGTTATTGAGTTCCTGAGCATCCCCAACGACCTGGGGACCACCACGGTTGGGGAGTGGATCAAGGAGAACTACCCGAACTGGCGTGTGGAAGACGCTATCGAACTCGACGCAGCCAACGGCGGCGCGAACGTGGCGTACCTGTACGTTGAAAAAGTTGAAGCCACTGGCGACGATGCAGGCCAGGTGATTCAACAACTGATCGCTTCCAAGGTCCATCCGTTGGGCATTGAAAAGCGCGTCAAAACCACCGTCGAGGACTACACCAACGCCTTGGCTGGCGTGATGGTTACTCGCCCGTTTGCGGTTTACCGCATGACCGGCGTTTAACAAACCGTCAAGGGCGTGCTATTTTGGGCGCCCTACACCAACAAACAGAAGGGCTTTTGACATGCCATTGATTTTCTCTACCATGACCGGATCGGTGACGTACACCGACTGGAAAATTTCCCCTGGTGGCCTGAGTGTTGCGGGCAAACAGGTAACCATCAAAGGCGGTGCCAACGTAGCTGATCGCAAGACGATCATTACGCCGCGCGGTATCGGCACCCAGGTGACCGACGAAGAACTGGCGTTCCTTGAGAACGATCCAATCTTCAAGATGCACAAAGCTGGTGGGTTCCTGACCATCGACAGCGTTGCCGACATTCGTGACGCCGACCTGGCTGCGGCCAACATGGAAGGGCGCGACAACTCGGCGCCGGACGTTGAACAGGACTACACGGAGAACGGCGAGAAACCGCCCACCGTGGTCAGCACTGTGCAACTCGACACCCCTCCGCCAACTGGCAGCCGTCGCAATCGGAAATAAGGTGAAGCACCATGGCCGAGCATACTTTTGATTCGGTCGCCTTTCGGGCTCAGTTCCCAGCGTTCACGAGCACAACAAAATACCCGGATGAGCAATTGTCCGGGTATTTTACTATGGCGACTATGTACATTTATCCAAAGGACTGGGGCGGAATTTGCGGCGCTCAGTTGCAGCTTTGCCTGAATTTGATGACCGCGCATTTGGCGTGGCTCAATCAACTGACCATCAGCGGCAACACATCAGCGGCGCCGGTAAACAGCGCTTCCATTGACAAGGTGTCGGTGAGTCTTGAGGCACCGCCGTTCGGGAGCAGCATGTGGAAGTACTGGCTTTCCACCACCCCGTACGGCAAGCAGTTGCTAGCGCTGCTGCGCATCCTGTCGCGCGGCGGCGGCATCGTTGGGGGATCGCCCGAAGGATTGGCCTTTCGTGGCGTGTACGGCGTTCCACGCGGTCGGATGAGATTGCGGTGAAAGTCTCCAAGGGGCCAGGCGTCGGGCGTGATGTGCTGGCTAAGCGGCTGGCCGACCTGCAGGCAAAACAGGCTGCAGTCGGCTGGTTCTCTACGGCCAAATACCCGGAAAGCTCAGTGCCGGTGGCGTATGTTGCAAGCATCCATGAATTTGGTTATCCCGAGGGGAACATTCCTGCCCGCTCGTTTGTGCGGGCAACCATGAGCGAGAAAAGCAAAGGTTGGTCGGTGTTGCTGGCCAAGGGTTCCAAGTCGGTGATGGACGGCAAGCACACCGCAACCAATATGTATGAGCTGATGGGACTACAGGTAGCGGGCGACATTCGCAAGACCCTGGCAACTGCACAGTTTGCCCCGTTGGCCGACTCGACAATTGCAGCGCGTGCGCACAAGCGCGGGGTTACAATTGATGAAGTGAACAAAGACCCGTTGCACGACACTGGCTATATGCAGACCAGTTTGACGAACCAAGTAACCGATAAGGATGCGGCGCTATGATAGTTCCAGGCAGCAACCTGCTAGCGATTGCGCTGACCGTGATTGCCCCGCAGCAAATCGTGCTGTACCGCGCCACCGGTCGTACTGAGAACGAGATTGGAGAATGGGTGACCACGTATGCCGCAGGTTACCCGGTTGAGGGTTCCTGGCAGCCTGTGGACCAGATGAAATACGAGGCGCTCGGCCTTGACCTGGCAAAGCAGTACTACATGTTCTTTACAATCGAGCGCATAGAGTCGATCGCGCGCGGTGAGTCCCCCGACCTGGCCGAGCGCAACGGGCGCAAGTACAGCACCGTTTCAGACAACCCATGGAATGACGTTGACGGCTGGCAGTCTGCAATGTTCGTTGATATCGGGGTGGCCGACTGATGAACAACAACGAAATTGCCGCGATGTTCCGCGCGCAGATGCTCGCGATGCTGACTGAGCAGGGGCACCCCGAGGTCAAGGTTGTGTCGAGTTTTCAGACGACCAACCAAGGACGCCTTGACGGTCCAGTGCTGTACTTTGTTGAGGTTGGCGACGTGCCTTACGGTGCGCAGAAAACCAGCACAACCAAAGACATTGCAACCAACGAAATCATTGACCAATCAATGCAGCGCATGCGTATCAGCTATCAGCTACAAGGCTTTGCACCGGCCAACCAAACAGACTTGAGTGTTCTGCGCGCCGCCGACGTGACCAAGCTTGCGCTCATGCTGCTTAAATCGCCCCCATTCCTCAAAGTGCTCAAAAACAATGGAATGGGCATTGAGCAAATTGGGGCCGTGAAGCCGAATTTTGTTGTGAACGACAAAGCCCAGTTTGAAGCGGGCCCGATGTTTGATTTTACTATGAGCTATCGACGCTCCATAATCCAAAAGTCTGCTGCGATTACAACCGCAGATATCGCAATCCACCGAGTATAAAGGGGCCATCATGCCTATTAGCATTAACCGTTACGTACCAATCACGTCAGGGGTTGTCGGCGCGCAGACTGTACCCGAGCGCTCGCGTGTCTGCCTGCGCTTCACCACTGATCCCAAAATTCCAGCCGGCAGCGTGGTCACCCTCACGGATGAGATTGCCAGTCTTGCGGCATCGTTGTTCGGGGTCAGTTCGCCCGACGCCGAGTTTGCAGCCCAATATGCTGCTTATGTGTCGCCACCACCCGCGAGCAAGGCAAGCATGTTGCGCTTTGCGGCGTACGTGAATGTTGACCGCGCCCCGCGCGTCTACGGCGGTAAGGTGCAACCAGTGTTGGCGAACTTCACGGCGGTTACTGCGGGCACCTTGCCGCTTACCCTTGGTGAAGTCACCGTTAACCTTACTGGCATCAACTGGTCAACCGCGTTGACCCTGGCGGACGTCGCCAGCCAACTGCAGACGATTATCCGCGCGGCTGATGTTTCGCCTGTTTGGGCAACCGCGACTGTAACCTACGATGCCGTTGCAACGGCGTTCAATCTTGTTGGTGGGGCTGCAGGTGCCGCGCCGGTATCCCTCGGTGAGGCTGTCGTCGGCGACGTCGGCACGTTGCTCGGTTGGCGCGCAGCGCTGACCATCTTTTCCCCAGGCGCCGCAGCTCAAGAGCCTGTAGAGGCTTTGCAGGTTGCAGAGCAGGTGACTGACTCGTTCGGTTCGTTCTCCTACGCGCCTGCAGGCTCGGTAACCTTGGACCAGGCCGAAGCAGTGTCCCTGTACAATGCCGGCCTCAACGTGAAATACCAGTTCTATTATCAAGTCACGGCGGGCACAGCGGCGCAGGCGTACGCCCAGCTTTCACAGTACGCCTCGACAGGGTTGATTTTGAATGGTCTGCCTGGCGAGTACAAAGAGTCGTTGCCGGCTGCTATCGGCGCCGCGATTGACTACAACCGGACCAACTGCGTGGTCAACGTGATGTACCGCCAGTCGAGCGCGTTCGCGGATGAAAACGACGTCAGCGACGACATCACCGCGAATGCCATGGACCTGCTGCGCGTGAACTACTACGGCACCACGTCGAACGCTGGCCAGAAGCTTGCATTCTTCCAACGCGGGTATCTGCTTGGCGGTGCCACTGCACCGTTGGACATGAATGTTCACTTCAACGAGCAATGGTTGAAATCTGCGTTGCAGGCCGACTTCCTAAGCGGGCAGCTCGCTTTGTCTCAAATCGGTGCGAACGATCAAGGGCGCGGTACGGTTCTTGGTCTGCTGCTCGGTCGCGTTATCCAGGCCAAGCGCAATGGGGTTATCAGCATCGGCAAGACGTTGACCACGCTGCAGCAAATCGCAGTCACCCAGCTCACTGGTGACACAGACGCATGGCGCGACGTGCAGACCGATGGGTACTGGGCGGACGTTGTGATTGTTCCGTACACCGGTCCAAGTAACGTCACGGAGTACAAAGCCGTGTACACTCTTGTCTATTCGAAAAACGATGTCGTGCGCAAAATTGAAGGCTCGCACAATCTCGTATAACTTGGAGCGTTAATTATGCCGCAAGATATCAGCTCAACGGGCTTGAGTTACCGGGTGGTTGCGAGTTCGACCTACCCGAACGGGGTGACCATCAGTGAGGTGGCTGACGGTACTGACCCGCTCGACATTCCCGAGGTGCAGATTGCTGACTCGGCGATGACCGCCAACGGCACCCTGGTCCACTGGTCGGCACCAAAGCCGATCCCGATCAAGGTTGCCGTTGTGCCAGGCAGTGAGGATGACATCGCCTTGCAGTACCTGTTCAACGCTAACCGCGCGGCCAAGGGCAAGCGTGTTGCACGTGATGAGGTGTCGATCATCGGTAACTACCCTGACGGGGGCACCGTGACGCTTTCTGGCGGTCACTGCGCAACGTATATGCCGGGTCGCTCGGCAACGTCGGCGGGCCGCTACAAGGATAGCGTGTACGGCTTCACATTCGAGAACGTGGCAACAACGAAGGGCACGGGGAACTAAGACAATGGCCGACCTCATCAAACCAAAAGAAGTAGAAATCAAGGATTGTGACGGGAACGTGAAAACGTTCACGCTGTCGCGACTTCCCGCAATCCCTATGCGGGAAGTGATGGCGAAGTATCCAGTTAGCAACATTCCAAAACTCGGCGAGTACCAAGCGTCTCAAGAGGTTATGGAGTTGCTTCTGCGGTACGTCGCGGTTCACGTGTCTGATGAGGCCGGCAACACCCGCGAAATTCAGTTGGTCAACAAAGCGTTGATCAACAACCACGTCACGGACGGCGAACAGTTGTTGCGTATCGAATACGCCATGCTGCAGTACAACACCAGTTTTTTCGGGCAAGGCGATCTCTCGACTTTCTTGCGCGAGTTGATTGCCAAGCACCTGCCGTTGATTATCCAAACTGTGACGGATTCATTGCATGCATCCTCACCGGCTCCCAGGGATCTGTCAGCCTCACTGAACTCAAAACGGCCATAGACTTAGAGGAAGCGTTTGACCTGTGGGAAGCAATACAGGTCAACCGTTACAACGAGTATAAGGCAGCCGAGTACGCACGCGAAAAGGGGCGGTAAATGGGCGGCATTCTCGACACCTGGGTTACGGTGTTTCAATCCGACAACAAGTCCGTAATTGACGGCAACAAAAAGGGTGTGCTGTCGGCTGAGGCTTTGATTGCCAAGTTGAAGGACACCGACGCAGCCGCCGAGAAAGTCGGCAAGTCAATGAAAGAAAGTATCACCGACGCAGCCAAGGCGTTCGCGGGGCTCATGGTTGCGCGGGCAACTATAGGTGGGGTGTTCGAATCGGCCAACATGATCGTTGCCCTACAGCAGACGTCTGAGGCGTTGGGTGAGACGATTGAGAACGTTGACGCGTTCGGTAAAGCTGCCGCAGCAATGGGCGGCGACGCCCAGGGCGCACGAGATTCGCTAACAGACCTCGCTGAGAAAATGGGCGAGGCGATGAGCGACGTCGAGTCAGGGGCAGCCAAAGCGTTTAAGACTCTCGGGCTCGGGCTCAAAAATACCGAAGGCAACGCCAAGGGCGCTGTGCAAGGCATGCTTGAGCTTGCGGCCGCAGTCGAAAAACTGCCGAAGAACGAGGCGGTTTTTAAAATCAAGGAACTTGGCATAACCGACAACCGTACTGTTGAAATGTTGCTGAAAGGTCGCAAAGAACTTGAGCGTTTGTTGGAAAAGCAGAAAGAACAAGGGGTTGTCACCAAGGAAAACGCCGAGCAGGCAGCCAAGTTCAAGTCATCGTGGAACGAACTCACAGCCGGCTTTGAGCGGGCGGGCTTGGGCATTAGCACAGGCTTGATGCCGTACTTCACAAAAGCAATTGACGCCTTTGTTGTGGGGTTCGATTGGCTTGAAGACCACAAAGAAGTGGTAGAGGGCTTCTTTATTGCAATTGGTGCGGTGGTTGCGGTGTTCTACGTGCCGCCAATGCTGGCTGCTGCTGCTGCGACCCTAGCGGCCACGTGGCCATTTATTGCCATTGCCGCAGTCATTGGTGTGGCGGCGGCAGCGTTCGCCCTGATCTATGACGACATCATGAACTTCATCGACGGTAACGATTCGATGATTGGTCAGATGGTCGAGAAATATCCGCTCGTTAAAGCCCTGGTTGACGCCATTGCGGTAGCCTTCAAATTTCTTGGTGAAATGGCGTCTGACGTTTGGCGCGCGATCACCGTGGGCTTTCAGCAGATGCTTGATTTTATCATGACTGGCATCAAGCAGATTGCATCGGGGATATCCACGGTGGCTGATTTCTTCGGCATTGGGAGCGATGAGGAACAAGCAGGCCCCCAAGAACCTGTAGGGCGCGCGAGACCCAGCGGTAGCGGCCAGGACGCAAGCGACGTACCAGGCAACGACACTATTGCCATGGGCAAACAACAGCTTGCCGCTGCCGGGGCGAGCCCACTCAATTCGATGAGCAGCAGCGCTATCAGCAACACCAACACCAACAGCAAGGTTGAAAACAATTTGAGCGTGGGTGAGTTGAACGTGAACGCCCCGCAGGCAACTGACGCCAACGGCGTTGCAGCCGGTGCAACGGGCGCGCTCGATAAACAACTCAAGTCGATGCAAGAAAGCTCGGCCAACGGGAGGGCTCGCTAATGGCATCGACAGATACCCGTGTGAATGCGTTGAGCCAAGAGGCAATTGCTGTCCTTGACGCTGAAACCTTGACGCAACTATTTCCATTGGCAGGGCCGATGCAGGTGACGGTGCGCGAGATTTCCAAGATCCTCAGTTACACCGCAGAGGATGGCAGTGAAAAGTCAGACCACATCGTTTATCTGCCGGTAGAAATTGACATCCCGTTTCTACTCACCGATGACATGCGCAACGTTTATGCCGCGTTCAAGCAAGCGTGGAAAACGCAAAAGAGTCTTGTTGTACAGACGCGCGTCGACACCTACACCGACATGCTCATCTATGAAATGCCGCACGACGAAACTGCGGAGTTCGGGGCGAGCACAGTCATTCAGGTAAAGCTTAAGGTCTTTGACACCACGCAACCCGAATATGGCCCGCTGCCGCCTCGAAAGGTGCGCAACAAGTCGCAGGGTAGCACCGTCAAGAAAGGGCAGGCGCAGACCATTGAGAGTACAGCCCCTACAAAACGCAAAGCCTCGGTGCTTGCAGAGGTGTTTGGATCGTGAGAACTATTCCGCTTGACACCATACCAAACCAAGAGCTTTCGGTTACCCTGGACGGCAATCGTTGGGACATCACAATCAAAGAATGCAACGGGGTGATGTGCTGTACTCTAATCCTCAATGACGTACTATTGCTATCAGGTCAACGGATTGTTGCCGGGTCGCCTTTGATTCCGTACAGGCATATGCAAGGCTCCGGCAATTTCTGGATATTGACCGAGAACGACGAGCTGCCCTATTTCGACAGGTTTGGGGTTGATCAGCAATTTGTATACGTCAGCCCAGGGGAGATTTAAATGGGTGCTGTGGATCTGCGCCGGCTTCGCATAGGTATCGAAGTCAGCGGGCGCATTAACTGGTACAACAGCGAGGGCGGTTTCCGTATCAAGGCCAATGGCACGAAGTACGCAAACCCCGAGCAGAACGAATGCACCGTGGTCATCACCAACTTGAAACGTCAAACACGTGATTTTTTGGTGACAGAGGCGAGCCCGTTTAACAGCAACCCGACGCCCAAGCGGCTGTACCTTGAAGTTGGTCGGGTATCAACGGGACTGTTCCGATTGTTCGTTGGTGACATCACGTCAGCAGAACCAAGCGTCCCACCTGACATTGAGCTGACGATTGTTGCCAAGACGGCGAACGCCAGTAAGGGCAAACTGACGGCAAAGTCGGCGGGCGCCCAAAGCAAGCTCAGCGCCATTGCAAAAGCCATTGCTGATGACATCGGTCTAAGCTTGGATTTCCAGGCCACCGACAAGAATATCGGTAACTACACGCACAGCGGACCCGAACTCAAACAGGTGGATTTGCTGCAGCAAGCGGGTGGTGTGAGCGCTTACATTGATGACGGCAAGCTAGTTGTGAAAGACGCCAACATGCCGCTCACCGGGCGAATGCGAATTTTGAATAAAAATAGCGGGATGGTCGGTGTTCCCAAGCCAACTGAGAAAGGGTTGAAGGTGACCTTCACGATAGACCCTGACACCGTGCTTGGTGGAGCGTTACGCCTACAGTCTCAAATAAATCCGGCTGCCAATGGCGATTATGTGATTACGCAACTGGCGTTCGATGTGGCTTCGCACGACACCCCATTTTTTTATACTGCCCTGGCGACCCGAGCATGACAGGAATTCTCAAACCTAACAGTGAACAGGCCAATAGCGGGAATCTCACCGGCATAACAAACGAGTTCTTGGCGAACTGGTTGCGCAACGAGGTTGACGGCATGGTGCCCGCCCGTGTGGTCAAATACGACGACGCGACAAATCGTGCAACGCTTCACCCGATTGTAATGATGGGCGGCACTGATGGGAGCAAAGTACCGCGTGCCGACGTTGCGAACATTCCCGTATTCAGGTTTGGCGGCGGCGGGATGTTTATGCGATTTCCGGTAAAGGTCGGCGACCTGGGCTGGCTTGCTGCAAACGACAATGATATCAGCCTCATCATGCAAGGCGGTGGCACCGAAGACTGGCCAAACACCACCAGGCAATGCAAATTTAGCGACGCCGTGTTTTTCCCCGACACGTTCAAAGCGTGGATCATCGCCGGGGAAAACGCGGAAAACGCCGTATGGCAAACCGAGGACGGCACGACCTGTATCGCCCTTGGGGTTTCCGGCGTTAAGATTTCACGAGGCGCTGTTACGTGGGATATGACCGCTGCAGGTATCACCATGACGGGGCCACCAGGCGGGCTCACGTACAACGGCAAGAACGTTGGCGATACCCACGTGCACATTGGCTCACCTACAGCGCCGCTTGGCCCTATCAGCCCTACAGGGGTTCCTGTTTGATGCGAACTTTTCAGGTAGACGAAAACAACAATTTTGTGTTTGGGCCCGATGGTCAAATCCCAATCGTTGGCGGCCTGACGGCAACAGCTCAGACAAGCCGCCAATACTCTCAGGCCCGACGCGATGAAATGCTCTACAAGGCTGATGAGGGTGTGCCGTACGCTGTCATCGCCTGGAACGCTGACCCCAACGAGGCAGCCTTTGAGGTTGCGCAACGGGCGCGTCTGCTGCAGGTGCCAACCGTCAACGCAGTGAACTCATTTGAAATCATCCGGGACGGCGAGGTTTTAAAGTACACTGCGGTTCTCGATACCGATAACGGGGAGCTTGTCGTAAATGGCTGAATATGACTATGTGGTCGACAGTGGCCTCATTGTTCCGGACACCTCGACATTGTTGGAAGAGGTTAAGGACGAATGGCGCGAGGCGTTCGGCGCGGATGTGATCCTTGAGCCTGAGACAAGCCAGGGTGTAATTGTTGTTCAAGACACAGAGGTCCGCGACGCCACGGTGCGCAACAACGTTACCGTGGCCAACCAAATCAACCCCGACTATGCGGGCGGTGTGTTTCTTGACGCGATATGGGCACTCACCCGAGGCAGCCGCAAACCAGCAACCCGCAGCACCATAGCAGGCGTGACCCTTGGTGGCCAGACAGGGACGTTGGTACCTGCAAACTCGGTCGCGGTTGCAACAGCAACGGGTGCCCGGTTTCTCAGTGCTACTAGCGTAGTTATCGGCGAGGTTACGCCGGGTGTTGCTACGGTTGATTTTATCGCCGAAGACTTCGGGCCGATTGCGGTAGCTGCAGGCGGCTTGAACGCTGTTGCATCGGGCGTCCTTGGGTGGGAGACGGTGAGCAACCCAGTCGCGGCAGTGCCGGGGGTGTTGGCTGAATCTGATATAGCTGGCCGTCGCCGCCGTCGTCAAACCTTGGCCTTGCAATCGGTAGCAATGCCAGAAGCAATCATATCGCGCCTGTACGCTATCGAAGAGGTTGAGTCACTGCAATTTCGCGAGAACATCACAAGTGCAACTCAGGTCATTGACGGTATAACTCTTGTAGAGCATAGCATTTGGGTATGCGTGAAGGGCGGTACAGACGCGCAGATTGCCGAAGCGCTGCTTGAATCCAAAGGCGTAGGGCCTGATTACAACGGCGCGGTATCAGTGGCTATTGTTGAGCCTGCGAGCGGGCAGACCTATACGGTTAAATTTGACCGAGCTGTGCCGGTTATTTTGTTCGTGCGAGTCACCGCCAAATACAACAACACCGATGGCGCGTCGATCATTCCAAATGCCGTTATGGCTTACGCGGATGGTGACCTTGAGGGCGACGCCGGCTTGGTGGTAGGTGCCTCGGTAAGCCCCTGGGAGATTGCAGGGGCTGTAAACCAAGTTGAACCACGCATCAAGGTCACCAAAGTTGAGCTATCAACTGACGGGATTACTTGGAGCACTGACGTTTTAGCAATTGCTCTTGACCACCAAGCAGAACTGACAATTGCGCGCGTTTTGGTGGTTTCAGCATGAGCCGCATTCAAGCGTTTGATAGCAGCGTCGACGTGCTCAAGGCGCTACTGTGGGAGCATGACGGGGCTGACAAACTTGTTAAGTTGGCCACGCTCAAGCAGCAGTGGTATACGAACAATTACAGTGAGTTTTGGAACAATTGGGTTCGTGACGTTTTCAACATCGACACCGCGAATCAGTTCGGTCTTGCGGTTTGGGGTCGCATACTTGACGTTAATATGCAGGTTACGAGTGCGCCCGATGTTGGCAAGGAGGCTTTTGGTTTCGGTGCAGCCAATAAAAATTTTGAAAACGGAAACTTTGCCAATAAAAGCAGTAACACGATAGGCTTGACGGTTGACCAGCAGCGAATGGTTATTCGCCTGCGGTACTTCAAGCTCACCGCGCGCGGAACGGTTCCTGAAACAAATAGATTCCTGAAACAAATGTTCACCGATGAAGGTATGGGTCGAGTATTTATTACAGACCCGTACGACATGAGCTATGTTACCTACTTTTTCGAGCAGGCCCCAAACAGTCAAGTGCAATTCATTCTTGACAATTACGACCTGTTGCCCCGACCTGCAGGCGTGGGCATCAAATATCAAGTGCAGCCGCGCCCATCTTTTGGATTTGGTGCGGAACACCTAAACTTCGAACGCGGTAATTTTGGAGCCTAAGTCATGACTAAGCGTTTTGTTGTACCGTTTGCTGCAACTGGTGATAAAACTGTAACCCCTGACGCCACAGACCCAGCAGGCGCAATCAGCTATTCCCAAGGATGGGGCGTTTCATATCAACTAGCCGATACTGACCCATCCTATCGCCCTGTTGGACGTCAGGAAATGAACGGCGTGCTTAACGATATAACCGGCGCCATCGGTGAAATGCAAGCGCTTGGTTTTCCCGAATGGGTAGCCGTTGCAGGCCTTGTACCCCCGTATGCAATCAACGCGATGTTGCGGCACAATGACCGCATTTATCGCAGTGTAATTTCAAATAACTCTGATGAACCTGGGGTCGGGGCGGGGATAACAAGCTGGGAAGACGTAACCGTAACAAAGACGCTGTTTTTTACAGTCGATGCAAGTGTGGCTCCGGTTACGGTTACGCTGCCAACGTCCGACGCCGCATTGGGTGTGACCGAACGTATTTACCGCCGTACCGATATTGGCGCAAATGCAGCTGTTATTGCAGCCAGCGGAACGGACCGCATCATGCTCGACACAAGTGCAAGCACTGTGGGGTCAACGCAAACAGAGCTTATTTTTGGTGGTGATTACTTGCGGTTGCGGAGTGATGGTGCTGGCAAATGGTGGTGCGTGGGGCAAGCGCCATTACCGCCAAACATTGGAACGGGTGTTATTCGCTACACAACTGTTGGTGCTCCGACATTTACAGTACCCGCCGTTCTGCGATCTGGTAGGCAGCGCGCAACAGTTTCGGTAACAGGCAGCGGCGCAGGCGGCGGGGGTACAACATCCTCAACAGCAGCAGCAAGCGGTGGCGGCGGCGGCGGTGCTACAGCGGTCAAGTTGGTTGATCTAACGGGCGTTGTAACTGTACCTGTTACAATCCCTGCGGGTGGTGCGGGTGGTACTGGTTCTGCAAACGGTTCTCCGGGCAGCACAACCGCATTTGGGTCTTTTGTATCGGCGGGCGGAGGGTCGGGAGGGCCAAGTAGTGCAGGATCTTCGACCTTTTCGGGGGCAGGGGGTGTAACGTCAGCAGGTGCGGACGTTACGTATTCTGGCGGTGCCGGGCGCTATTCCTTGGTGGTGGGTGGGGGTGGGTTAGCAGCGGCAGGAATTGGTGGCGATACATTTTTTTCAAAAGGAGTAGGGGCGCCAAATTTGACAGGTACAGCCGTGACGGCGCTTGTTGGAACTCCAGGGCTTCTTGGTGCTGGTGGGTCGGGTGCTGCTTCGTATAATGCGTCATCAACTGGCGGTGCTGGCGGTGCTGGTTACTGCGAAATCAAATGGGGGTAAGTTATATGTATTGGGCTTTGATTGTTGAAGGGCGAGTAACCGAAATAACAGACTTAGACCCCCAGGGGCGTTATCCTGTGGAACTAAATTGGCAGCCATGCCCCGATAATACACAAATTGGGGATACCTACAACAATGGGGTATACGCGCCGTATGTTGCGCCACCGCCAACCCCAGCCGAAATTTTAGCAACGCAAAGCATCAAGTTGCAGCAATTTACACAACTTGCAGCGGCGCAAAAGACCGCGTTGAGCAATCGCATTAGCACGCTGCAGGATGCGATTGAACTAGACATGGCCACGCCTGATGAGCTTGCAGAACTGCCGGTTAGGCAAGCTCAGTTGATCGAATGGAAACGTTACGCCGTGCTGTTGGGTCGTGTAACTTCCCAAGCGGGCTGGCCTCCCGATGTTGAGTGGCCAGCCCAACCAACCGAGGGCATGGACCTCACCGTATCAGCCGTCAGCCGGCCAACCGTCGTGCAAGCTTCCTGATAGCACATTGCCGGTGGTATCCTTTGAACGCCAGGTGCTTTACCTGGCGTTCTCACATCTGAGGGTTACCAATGGATGCGCCATCCTTTGAAGGGCTGTCGCCGATAATCGCGTCTGGTGTCGCGACGTTCTTTGTGGGGCTGGCTGCAGTCAACAAGTGGTTTGACCTGCAAAAGAACGAAACGACCCAGGTTGCAATTATCCAAGCCGACCGTGACGACTGGAAAGAAAAAGCCGAAGCGTTCGAGATAAAAGCAGAGCAAGCGTGGTCAACTGTGAGCAAGCTCAACGCCGACCTGACGGAACTGAAAGTTTCCAACGCCCGGATGAGCGAACAGCTCGACGCCTTGCGGCAACGCAACGGCGAGCTAACCCAGCAGATTCAAGAGTTCATGAGGGTGCAAAATGCCAGAACAAATACGTAACGCCTGGAATAAATCAGCCGTGCCGTTCTATGTTGCGGTGGCCGTTGTTTTATCCATGGGCTGCGGCTACTCAATCAGCGCCGCGCAGAACCGTCAGGCTGCAGTTGAAATTGCCGACATTTACGGAAAAGAACGCGCCAGCCTTCGTCGCGCTCACAAAGCCGAAATTAAAGCGCTTACCGAGCGCAACATCTTCCTCACCGAGCAAATCACGCAACTTGCCAAGGGCTCTAACGCAGCCACGAAAGCAGCCATCGAAAAGGTTGAAAAATGACCTATCCATTGCAAGCAATTAACGAAGCGCTGGCCATGCTGCCGGCCAAGATGGATACCCGCGCCGCGCGAGTGCAGCTCATCGCCATTGGTGCACAAGAGTCGAAAGACTGGGAGCACCGCCGACAGATGGGCAACGGGCCTGCTCGGGGCTTCTGGCAGTTCGAAAAGAACGGCGGGGTCAAAGGTGTGATGGAACATCCGCTTAAGACTGTACGCGACCTGGCGCGCCAAGTGTGCGCAGCGCGTAACTGCCCATGGCGCCGTGAAACCATTTGGAGCAATCTTGAGCATGACGACGTATTGGCCTGCGCGTTCGCTCGACTCAACTTGTACGGCGATCCCTACGCCTTGCCGGCTATCGGTGACTGCGATGAAGCGTGGGATCTGTACCTGCGCGTATGGCGCCCAGGCGAGCCGCATCCCGAGGATTGGCCGGAACGCTACGCACTTGCCGTGAGCCTGACAGCATGATCGCCCAAGGCTGGCTTCTACTCGTTGCTGGGGTGGTTGGTGCCGCTGGGGGTGCCTGGGTTACTGACAACGCGCTGACGGCCAGCCACGAGGCGTACAAAGCCACCGTGGCCAACGATGCCAAGGACAATGCGCTAGCCGTGCTGGCAGCACTGGAAAAGGCCGGTAGTCGCGTACAAGCTGCAGAAGCCACCATATCCGAACAGAGGTTGCAAAATGCGAAGGCTGACGAAGAGGTTGAGCGCCTTAATAATTGTATCAAGTCTGGTAAATGCGGGTTGCGCGTCGCGGCAAAGTGCCCCGATTCCGCCAATCTGCACACCGCCCCAGGTGACAGTGCCAGCGGAAATACTGCAGCCGGTGCAAGACTTACGCCCGCTGCTGAATCGGATTATCTGGAGTTCCAGCGACTCTATGCCGAACAACTGAAAGTCTTGCGGATCTGCAAGGCGTACGGCGAAACGCAAAAGCTCCTCAATTGAGGGGCTTTGTTTAGCATTGGTAATTTCTTCGAATCTTGTGCATGTCCACTAGCCTGCGCCAGTTGCTAAACTCGCCTGGGCTAAGGTGTCCAACGACCATTGCATAGTCAAGCATGGCGAACACCTCAAGAAACAATTCATGTGCGCGGCTGTCGTTGGTCTTTAGCGCCATGTCGAGCTTTGTTTGCATCAATGCTCGGCCCGCTTCTGGCATTGTCATCTGTCAAATCCTTTGGCTTGAGGTGGGAGGTGTTGGTTAGAACTTGACGCCTTCTGCGCGATACCATTCGCAGCAATCGTCGGTCACGAAGTCACAGCAGGCCAATATGGTTTCAACGCTAGACAGCCACATTGCGCAGAAATCATCGGTGTAGCGACCGTTATCGCCCCAGACCGTTACGCCATCAGTGTGAGCGGCGTTGTCGAGAGCTTCACAGTAGACGTGATGAACAACATCGAGAGTTGTGCCAATGCGGGCGCTTGCTGTTTCGTCAAGCTTGGTCATCAGTTCGCGAATGTTCATTTCGTCTTGCTCCGTTGTTCGTTTTGATGGATTCAAGATAGACCCTTATTGATGGTCCGTCAACACCTATCTCACACCAATCGTACCAAGCATTTTGTAAGCCTCACGTTCGTAAAATGCATAGTCGATGTCATCGGGCAGCTTGTCGGGCAGCCGCATGCATGGGACGCTGCCGGTGCTGCCCGCGACCATGTTCCCAACTGTCTGCCCGTTGCGCAGCTTGGTTGAGCGGATAGCGTGCGTTGAGTTCTTCCCGTAATACCAACGTACTGTTTTCCCTAGCACCTCGCCTGTACCTTCCCAGTACCCGCCACCGGCACACGTGGCCACGGTGAGGAAGCGTCGTATGTCAGTGCAATTGCGAATGGTTGTGTACAGCGGCGTACCGTGCGCCAGGTAGGCTATTACCGCATCGGAACAAATATCAATGTCGGGGTTTTTACCGGTCGGGCTGGCCTTTGGACTGACGCCGGATTCACCGAAGCACCCCTTGGCTTTCCATTTCCCATCAGGCTTGAACGCGATGTAATTGTTCACGTCGCGGCTGAATACCGCCGTGTATTTGGTTTCCTCTGTTTCAAGACCCGTGGCCGTCTCCCAGGCTCGCAGGATCGCATCGCGCGTCGCCTCAAGCCCTGCAGGGGTTTTGACGATAATCCCGTCAGTGTTGGCCGACACGACCGGGATGCCTGCAAGCTCCATATCCTCAATGAGCATTAGCAGCGCAAGTTGGCCGGTGATGGTGGTACGAATCAGCAGCTCGGGGGCGAACAGGATTGAGTATTTCGAACCGAGTTTGCCGAACGCGCCGTTGAGCACAATTTTTAAACTGTCGGCAATTGTTTTCCAGCGCTCGGCCTCTGCTTTGTTGCCTGCTTTTTCGTGAGCACTCGCCATGTTTTTGGCGTGTAGACGCTCGGTGTAGACGCGGCGGTAAATCTCGATGAACGCCTCGCCGATCGCGCCTGGGTACATGTTCATCAACAGGATAAGCGACGGGTAATAACTTGCAACGTCGTGGTCTGACAGCGACCACTTGCCAGGCTCGGTCAAATGGAAGACCGATTTTTCCTGGCTGTGCAATCCGCCAATCCCGAACTTGTAAACGCTGCTCCCCATTGCCGGCCGCAACGCTGCAACCGCAGGTGGAATGATGATCCCTGTTTTGATCTTGCGGCCGTCACCGTCAAGCACTTCATCAGTGTCGCCAGGCATTTTGAGCTGATCAACGTCATTGACCGTGAAGGCGTGAGTCAACACCGTGGCCAACACGTCGCGCATCTGCTGAGTTTTGAACTTGATGAACGGAGGGGCCTGGTAATGGAACTGGTAGCCGTGCGGGTAGCTCACCTTCTGCGGTCGGTAGCCAAGCTTAGCAATAATCGTTGACTCGCTGATCTGCGCGTCTGACTTGCTCATTACGTCAACACCGAGGTCAGCGCTGATCTGACGCCGCAGGTCCAACCGCCCCTTGATGGTTTCTTTCAGTTGATGCGTGCCTGCCAAGTCGTTGCCGCAGTAATTCTCAAGGACGGTCATTTCCCCATCAGTGAGGTTGGCGCCTGGCTCAACCGGGAGGTCCTGCAGGGTTGGGGAGTGCATGCGCCCCATGTACATCTTGAGGCCGATGCCCACGCCTGGGGCCACCTCAAACAAGTCGATGTGCTTGAGCCAGGTCAGCTCGGGGATGTTGTTCTGTTTGTAGAACTGCCAACCGCGCACACGCCCAACAATGATGCTGTCGCTGTATGCCTTCAAGCTCGCGCAAAGCTGGCTGCTAGTGATCTGCGGATTCATGGCGATCAAATGCAGGCACGCCGAAATCATAGGAATGTCGTAGCTGTTACCGTTGAACGTAACCAGCTCGTGCGAGGCGAGGAAATAGCGTAGCGCCATGACGTTGGGCAGCTGCCAGTGCGGCCGCACCTCAAAGCTGTAGCTCGGCGATTTGATCAAGAAATAGTTGCGGTAGCACTCAACGTCTGTTTCTGCCTGGGGATAATTGCCCATGTCGGCGTACTCAAAGAAAACCCCGGGCTTGCCGGGGTTTGGTGGTTGGGAGGGTTTGTTACGCTACGGTCATCATGCCCGCTGCGATCAAGCTTTGGTCGGTCTGTCCGCTTGCCAACCATTGCTCGCGGGTGTAGCCCTGTGCGGCTGGGGTCATGGTGTAGGTCGGCGCTACCGCAGCTTGGGTGAACTGTGGGTTCGGTTGCGCGACGACCATTTGCGGTGCTTGCTGTGGCGCCGGGGTGATCGGTGCTTGCATTTGCGGCTGCATACCCATGGCGGGCATCTGAATTGCCGGTGCGGCCGCTGGAACGCTGACAGTCATATAGCCGGCAGCGATCAGGCTGTCATCAGTCTGGCCATTCGCCAACCATTGCTCGCGGGTATAACCTTGAGCGGCCGGGGTCATGGTGTAGACCGGTGCGGCCTGCTGTGGCGCCGGGGCGTGCATCTGTGGTTGCGGTGGGGCCATTTGTGGTGCTGGTTGCCCCGGCATTTGCATGGCTGGCGCTTGACCTGGCATCTGCATTGCTGGGGCTTGCCCTTGCGGCGCAGGCTGGCCAGGCATTTGCAGCGAAGCGACAGGCGCGGTGGTTGACATGCCTGGCGGAATATAACCTGCAACCGGCGCCGCAAACATGGTAGCCGCGTCAGGGCCGCTGCTGATCTTGGCACCGTGGCCAACGAGCTGCACACCATCAGGGTTGACGAAAATTCCCGGCTTGCTGTTGCCCTGGCCTGTCCAACCGTTTGATTTGATATCCAGCGAAACCCGTACGAACTTGCCGGTGTGGATCTGTTCAAGCTCGGTGATTGGGGTGTTGTTGGCCAGGCCGTCATAGCACCGAGGTTGAGCAGCGTAGGTACTGATCTGTAGGACGTAGCAGCCGCCCCAACCTTCCTTTTGGGAATGCGGCTTGCCGTTGAGGTCCATCCCGTCGCCATCCTTGATCTTGAAGGCGAAGTCGGGGCGAACACAGCCCTCGTTTACGGCGTTGGGGTTCCAGCCTTGGGGGAAGAGCTGGGGGAATGACGCGGCGGCTTCCTGTTTGATTGCGCAAATCATTGGCCACACTTCGGGGTCGCGCTTGTCGAATGCAACGTTGAACCAGTAGTTGAAGGAGGGTTGCCCGTCCTTGCCGGTTTTTTGAGTTTTGCCGTCGTCTTCCATAACCGCCGACTTGAACAGCGGGTTGCCTTGAACGATACGACCAACGGGGGAAAGCATTTTGATAGGCATTGTCGTTTATTCCTGATTGAAAAGTTTGTCAGCGTGATTATCAGCCAGGCGGCGTAGCTTGAGCTTGCCTGGTTTCCGTTCGGTGAATGCATCAAGCACCGTGCCGGGTATTTTGGCTTTGGCCTGGGTGGGCGTCAAAGCCTGTAGCGGTTTAGCAATGTCATGTCCAAGCACCTTTCCCAGTGCGATAGCTTGAGCGGCCTGGCCTTCCTTCCAAACGAGTTTCCCCGTGCCGCCGCTTATCTCAAAGTTACGGTGGATGAAGTTCTCGGTTTTGATCCCGTATTCAAGCTTACCCTCAAGGCCAGCTTGACGAGCTTCCATCACCTTGATTGCTCGGTCCAACCTACGCAGTTCTGCCGCAGCCTGGTCATACGTCAGCTCAAGCGCACCGTGGTCACCTGAAACGTCCATCTGTTGCAGTGACGCGTTTTGCAGCGTGGCGCATTCCCCTTTCGCGGAACAGTTTTCGCAATGAGGGCCGGCAGTATATGCACCCTTTTCGCTTCCAACTTTTTGAGAATACTCCCCGTCACGGAATGCAATCGCGTGCTCTGCAGCAGTGCGCAAGCGGTGCATATACGGGATGAGCTTTTCGCTATTTACCCGCCAAGTTTTCACCGTGTCGTGCCCATAGCCGCGCGGCTGCACAATAATCATTTCAACCGTAAAGTGCTCGGTGAACTGCCCGTAAATGCTCTGCAGGTAATCCAGCACACCGCGAACGTAGGCGAGCAATTGCCACAGTTCGAACGGGTCCACCGGACGATAGCCAAGCTTCAAATCCGCAACGCGCATAATCCGCTTTACTGGGTCCCATGACCACGCGTCTACCGTACCGCCGCACTCTTTGTGGATGCTTGGGATTGCTACTTGGGATTCCATGTAGACCGGAACACCCCAAGATCGCAACACCGTCAGGTACTCGGCAACGCCGTCAAGAATTTCTTCTGTCAGCTCTACGCCGTTGGGCGCAATGGTGCCCTCTGGAACAGGCCGACCGTTGCCAATCTCGTACGCCGCCCAGTGGCCCGCTATCCCCTCTTCGCGTACTTCGTTGTCGCCTGGGAGTTCGGGAAAGCGGGCTGCCATGGTGGCATAACCCGCGCACCGAACCCACAGCCCCGCCGCGCTGGGGCGCAATGTGAACTGTGGGGTTTGCATGATTACACCGTCGCCGCGATTTGAGCGGTGAACGCCTGGTACAGCCATGCAACGGCGTCAGGGCGGTTGGCAACCAAGGCAAATTCGCCCTCGCCCTGGGCGTTGACGATGTTGCACTGCTTGCAGAAGTGCGCAACGTGCTCGCGCTTCAACTTGCCCCCAGCTTCCTCAAGGTTTGGCGCGAGCCATACCGCAAGGTCATTGTAGGTGGTTGGGGCTGCTGCCGGCTGCGGCGCCGGTACAGGCATAGGTGCAACGTTCGGTGCCAGGGTAGGCGCGTCAGCCATTGGCATCGGCATTGGGGCGACGTTAGGCGCAAGCGCTGGCGCAGTGTTTACTACCGGTGCACCAGTCTGTGCAGGCATTGCAATGGGTTGAGCCACGAACGCGTTCGGGTCGTTTGGGAGCGGCACAGCTTCCTGATGAGGCACGTTCACAGGGTTACCGAGAACACCACCAGCGGGCAGACCCGCAGGCGGAGCAGCGTGGCCAACCTGGGCAGCCATCAGGTTTTGAAGCTCCTTGGTAATGGTGGTGACATCAAGGTCGCTGACACCTTTACGCTTGGCCCATACGCCGGCTGCGGTCTTCTTGTGGTTGCCGTTTTCATCAACGCCACCCGAGTGGATGCGCACATCCCACGGAATGCCGTTTTTATCCAGCTCGACACCTGCAGGGCCAGGCGTGGCAGGGGTAGCCGATGCCGCCTGAGTAGGGGCAGTCAAGGGGTTTGGGAATTCAGCAACACCGGTTGCAGCAGCCGACAACGGGTTGGCCATCGTGGCGGCACCCATTGGCGACGCACCGGGCGACGTTTGTGCAACGGATGCAGGCGTACTGCTCGCCGTTGCAACGTCCTGCGACTTTGGGGAACTCTTAACGCCGTAAACCGCATCGACCACACTTGCAACGTGTTCGCGCTTGTCTTCGGCCGGGTTGAAACTGAGGGAGATTTGCATCGTTTGTGTTCCTGTTGGGGTTGTGATGTGGGGCAAGACTAAGCATAATTAACGCCGGTTGCAAATACTTTTTCATGGGGATTTCAAAGGATGGCAAATTTACGAGGCTTCCAACAAGAAGCCAACGATAAGGTTGATTGCGCCTGGCAAACGATGCCACCTGGCAAACGAAACGTCATGCTTGTGATCCCCACGGGTGGCGGTAAGACCGTCTGTATGGGCGACAAAGCGCGCAAGCATGACGGGTGGGGCGTGTCGATGGCGCACCGAAAAGAACTGGTCGGGCAAATCTCCAAAGCCTTTGCGCGTGAGGGGATTGTTCATTCGGTGGCAGCGCCTAAAGCAACGGTGTCAGATATCCAGACTGAGCACTATGAGGAATTCGGCCGCAGCTTTATCAATCAGAATAAAGCTGATTGGACCATCGCCAGCGTTGACACTGTGAAATCTAAGAACTCTGATTGGGGTGATAGGTTCAAACGCTCAACGATGGGCGTTATCGACGAAGGGCACCACGCGCTAAAGACCAACAAGTGGGGCCAGGTATTCGGCAATTTCAGCCCTGAGTGTAAAGGGCTCCTGCTTACCGCAACGCCGTGCCGTGCTGACGGCAAAGGGCTTGGGCGAGACTTTGACGGCATCGTTGACGCGATGATTGAGGGGCCTGGGATGCGCTGGTGCATCGACAACGGTTACCTGACCGACTACGACTATCGGGGCTTCAAGACCAAAGACCTCGACTTGAGCAAGGTCAAGAAGACCAGCACGGGCGAGCTGAGCAAAGAGGAAGCAGCAGCGCTTATGCGCAGTTCCAAGTTTTTCGTTGGTGAGGTTGTCGGCACCTACGTCAGCGAGGCCATGGGCAAGCTCGGCGTGTGCTTTGCGCAGAACATTGAAGAGGCGCAGAAGCTCACCGACAAATTCAACGTCTCGGGCGTACCCGCCGCCCTGGTCACCGCCAATACGCCGAGCGCCGAGCGCCGCAACATCCTGCGCAGGTTCCGCGCTCGTGAGCTGCTAATGCTGGTCAACGTCGATCTGTTCGGCGAGGGCTTCGACCTGCCTGCAATCGAAATTGTCATCATGGCCAGGGCCACCGCATCGTTCTCGCTGTACGCGCAGCAGATGGGCCGAGCCCTTCGCCTGATGATCAGCCCTATCCTGGCAGCAGCCTGGGACACCTACACACCGCTGCAACGCCTTATGCTCATCAGCCAGTCGGAGAAACCACGGGGCATCATCCATGACCACGTGGGCAACATCCTGCGCCATGGTGGCCCGCCTGATCAGCACAAGCTTTGGAGCCTGGCGAGCCGTGGGCGCAGCATGGGTGCCGACGATTCAATCCCGTTGCGCACCTGCGACAACAAGAAATGCGCCAAGCATTTTGAGCGCATCAAGCACACCTGCCCGCACTGCGGTAAGCGCCAAGACCCGCCCGATGTTTCAGGCCCACGCCCGCCTGAGTTCGTCGACGGCGATATCTATCTGTACAGCGACGAAGAGCTGGCCAAGCTGCGCGGTGACGCAACGAAGATTGACAGACCTATGTTTGTGCCACATCACCTACAGGGTACGCCCGCGGGTCGCAACGTCGCTAACAACCAGGCTGCGATACAACGCGAGCAACGCAACTTGCGGCATGTGATGAACTGCTGGGCTGGCATGTTCACCGAGGACCAAGAGAGCCTTACCATGAGGTTCTTCCACACCTTCAAGCTCGATGTGTTGGCAGCTATGTGCTTGAACGCTGCAGACGCTCGGGAGCTACGCGAACGCATCACAGCAAAAATGCTGCTTGCGTCGTACGTTATTAATGACCTACCATTCCCGGACACCAACCAACCACAGGAATACGCAGCATGAAACTAACCGAAAGCGCTTTTGACGGCCTTGGCCCAAACTGGAAAACCGCAAGCATTGACCGCTTCGGGATGGCGCGGGTTCATACAGGAAAAGCCGTAATTGCAGAGGACGGCACCATAACCGAAACTGGGTGGGGTGGGCAGGGCGCCTTTGCGATACCCGCTTTCGATGTAGAGGATTTTGCGCAAGATCCACTTGAGAACGCCCAAATTTTACATCGAAAGAATTTCGAAAATGGCCCGCCGTTCGATACTGATGGTTTCGGAAT